AATTACCACAAATTTGTACTGTAGAAACGCTTTCTTCATTGGAGAGAGTTTCTGTAACTTCATTTGGAAGAGGATATACATCTGCTCCACAACTAATTCTCATTGATGGAAGTAGAAAAGAAGTTCTGCCCGAAGCAGATCTCAGATTTGAGTTGGGAAATGTAGGCGTTGAAATTCTGAATAATACATTCGCTCTTTCTCCAATTAATCCAACTATAATACCTATTCATAATTCTAATGGTGTTGGTATTTCTAGTTTAACATTTGATTCAACATCTCAAACTGTTACTGCTACCTTATCTGTTGGATTTAGTACAGCAGAATCGTTCCCATTTGATGTTGGTGATGAAATTTTTGTTGAAAACGCAAGTGTAACTGGGGCAACTGGTAACATTAAGGGATTCAATTCAAACGAGTATAATTTCAACTTCTTTGAAGTTACGCAGGTATCGAAAAATATCGGTGGAATTGGAATTGTCACTTACAGCATGTCCAATGTCTTGGATGATAATGGTGATGTTGCTGATTTTGATGACGCTAATTCTGCAGTAAGAATTATTCCTCGCAAATACATGCCTGAATTTGATATTGTAGTAAGTTCAAATTCTTTTGCTATTGGAGAGGAAGCATCTTTCGGAGATGGATATGAGGGAATTATTGAAGGATACAACCAAGATGCAAATATATTAAAACTGAGATCTCAAAATGAGGTTTCTGTTGGTGATGTCATCACGGCAAAATCCACTAGAACAAAAGCGACTATTAAAGAAGTCAGCAATTATGACGGTTTCTATCAACTTTCCAGTTCTTCAATTAAAAAAGGTGGATGGGAAAATAATGCTGGATTCTTAGGAGATAACTCTACCAGACTCCAAGATAATGATTATTATCAGAACTTCTCATACTCTATTAAGTCAAGAGTTCCATTGGAAACCTGGGATGACGCCGTTAGCACATTAAATCATACGACAGGATTTAAAAAGTTCTCTGATCTTCAGATTGAGTCTAAACTGGGTTATGTCTCTAGTCAGGATATGGCTATCGGTCTTCCTGCTCCAAACGATATTCCAGGAATTCAAATCATTGTAGATTTGATCGGATCAGGAGATCTTAATTGTGTTTATGATTTTGATTTGGTCAAAGAAAACTCCTTTACCATCGACGGTAGAGTCGTATCCGATGAGATAATCTTCCAAAATGCAGTTCTCACAGATTACTCTGAGTCTATTGGCAATAGAGTATTGATTATTGATGATGTTTCTTATCTCTTTAATAGTAATCCAAGACCAACAAGATTTAGTGAGATTGCTAGATTCAATCTTGCCGATGCTAGAGTTAAAAAATTCATCACATATGCAAAAGATATTAGATTTACTGGAGAAAGACAAGTTCTCTTAGTAACTCTTCTCTATGATAATGACAATCTTGCATACATGAACCAATACGGAAGAGTTGAATCTGTTTCTGATCTTGGATCTTTTGACTTCTCTATTTCTGGAACAGAAGGAGTTCTCAACTTCTATCCAGTAAAATATTCTGTAAATGACTATTCGGTTTCCACATTAACAATTGGAATCAATGATTCGTATGTTGCTGGATTAGGAACAACTACACTCGGAGATGGTGTAAGAATAGTAGGAGCCTCAAAATCGGATACTGTTTCTTCTATTGTAGAAATTCCAAGTTACTACAGTTCTGTCAAAGGAATCGTTGAAGTAACTGGACATAATGGAGAATATGAATACAACGAATTCAACTTGACTCACAATGGATCTGAAATTGAATTCATTGATTATGGTCAATTGTCAAATCATAGTTACGATACTTTCTCTGGAACTGGATTGGGAACTTTCTGGCCATACATTAGTGGTTCCACCTTAAAGGTTGACTTTACATCTAATTTGGGTCTTTCTACAACTGGTTTTGGTGCTACTGTAAATACTTGGTTTGTTGCTCTTGCTGACACAGATTACAGTGGGGTTGGATCAACAGCTCTTAGATATGGAAAACTTAAGTCTTCTTATGTCGCGATCTCTTCATCTTCATCACCAACTTCTCACATAGTATCTGATTACATCAATCTGTATGATGGTGGATATTTCTTAGTACAGGCATCTGATCCTGATAGTGGAGATCATCAATTCTCTGAGGTTGTTGCTGTTGATGATGACAATGATGGATTTATTACTGAATTTGCTGTTCTTGAAACAAATCAAAATCTTGGAACAGTTGGAATTGCTAAAACTAATGACATAACCAAGATAACATTTGAACCTGTAGCAGACAGAAACATCCAGGTCAAGGTATTCTCCCATCTTGTCCGTCCTTCGAATGATTCTGGAACAGATATTTCATTGGACTTCAATAATTCCAGTGTTAATAGTTTCCAGGGAACGTATGAAGGAACTCTTTCAAATATTAAGAGAGACTTCCCACTGAATCACAACAATCTTCCAATTTTCAGAAGAGAAGTAGATTGCTCATCTTCCACAAATGTTAATGTATCAAACAATAGCATTCAAATTCCAGATCACTACTTTGTATCTGGTGAGGAAGTTCAATATAGAGTTGCTGGAACTGGTTCTTCTAATGCGATTGAAATTGCATCTACAAGTTTCGTTAGTGTTGGAACAACTACAAAACTTCCTGGATCTGTATACGTCATCAAACTCAACGAATCTGAGATTCAGTTAGCGAGAACTCCTGCAGAGGCATTATCATTTGTTCCTACTCCAATTGATATTACTTCAGTTGGTATTGGTACATCACACAGTTTCACTTCTAAGAAGCAAAACTCTAAAGTTGTTGTTGCTATTGATAATGTCATTCAATCTCCAATCGTTTCTACTGCTATCACAGCAAGTTTGGCAAAAGCAGTAACAACTACGGAAAATGTACTTGTATTCTCTGGAATTACATCTTTCTTCGGAACAGATTTGATTCAGATTGATGATGAAATCATGAGAATTCAATCTATTGGTGTTGGCGGAACCTTTAATGTTAGAGTAAGAAGATCTTGGATGGGAACTGGTCTTGCTGGTCATGGAACAGATGCAAAAATTACCAAGATTGGTGGAAACTACAATATCATCGACAGTACGATTAATTTTGTTGATCCTCCATATGGTCAAACACCATTATCCACTTCAACAAATAAGCCATCAGAAAGAGACTGGACTGGCATAACAACTGGTTCCAAGTTCCAAGGAAGATCCTTCATGAGATCTGGTGTACAAGGGTCTGATGAGGAATCTTACACCAAGAACTATATCTTTGATGATATTTCCGAAAGTTTTGATGGTCAAACTCGTAAATTTACGCTTACATCGGCGGGTTCGAGTCTGTCTGAGATAGTAGAAAATAATGCTATCATCACTATAAATGATATTTTCCAAGGTCCAGGTCTAAACAGAGATTATACTTTAATTTCTGATGAAACTGTTGGTATTACATCTATTCAGTTCACTGGAACTGCAAGTTCAGTAGGATATGATGTCAATAATGCATCTATTCCTGTTGGTGGCATAATTGTTTCTGTTGGTTCTACCTTCGGTTTCGGATTACAAGATCTAGTTTCTGCTGGAGGAACTGCTGTTGTTTCTGCTGCAGGAACAATTGCATCGATTAGTATTGGAAACAGTGGATCTGGTTATAGAGCAGGAATCCAAACAGTCGTAAACGTAGGACTTTATACGTCTTCCACTGGAACTTACAGTATAACCAATATTGGAACAGCAGCAGTTAGCAATGGTCACATCGTCAGTGTTGCCATTACTAATCCAGGAACAGGATATACCAGTTCCAATGTTCCATATGTCGTATTTGATGATCCATTATCCTATTCTGATATTCCTCTCGTATACAGTTCACAGTCAACTCCAGGAGTAGGAACACAGGCGAAGATCAATGTTGTTGTTGGCGCTGCTTCCAGTGTTATTGATTTTGAACTCACTAATCTTGGATATGGATATGGTAATGGAGAAATTCTTACTATTGAAACTGGAGGACTTGCAGGAATTCCAACCGATCCAACCAAACCTTCCAGTGAATTCCAAATAACAATTCAAGAAGTCTTCAATGATAGATTTGCTGGTTGGTCAATTGGACAACTCCAAATAATCGATGATGTATCATCTCAATTTAATGGATCCGATGTTATCTTCCCAATTAGAGTTGCTGGAGATTTGATCTCTATCAGATCTGCTAGAGGTTCTAATATTAATGTTGAAGCAACATTATTGGTATTTGTCAATGATGTTCTCCAAGTTCCAGGAGAAGGTTATTTCTTCCCTGGCGGTAGTTTGATTGAATTCTCTGAACCACCTAAGGCAGGAGATACTGCTAAGATTCTATTCTATAAGGGAAGTGGAGATGTTGACGTTGTTGATAGAGATATCGTCGAAACCGTGAAGGTAGGAGATGATTTGACAATCAATTACAATCCTGATATTGGACAAACTTTAATTTTCCAAGAAGAAGAAAGAACAGTGACACAAATCAAATCTATTGATTTTGTTGGCACAAATCCATACTTCGGACCAGGAAATACTAATAATTCTAAGATGCTTAGACCAGTTACTTGGTGTAAGCAAACTGAAGATAAGATTATTGATGAAAAGGAAGTTGGAAAGGACAGAGATCAATACGAAGCGAATATATTCCCTGCTGCATATGTAACACAAACAGTAGGAACTGGTGTAACAATTGTCTATGTTGATACATTAAGAACTCTGTTTAATGCTGCAAATGAAAATAATGCATCTCTTCTCTTCCAGAAGAAGATCAATATCTTATCTCAGGATTCATGCACTTCTGCCGCTGCTACAGCAACAGTTTCTTCTGCTGGAACTGTAACTTCATTCACAATCAGCGATGGAGGATCTGGATTTGCATCTATTCCTTCCGTAACTCTTTCTAATCCAGTCGGAACTGGATCAACTGCATCTGCTACAGCAACTATTCTCAATGGTTCTGTAGTTTCTATTGCGGTCTCCAATCCTGGATCTGGTTATGCATCGACAAATCCACCAAAAGTTCTTATTCAAGATCAATCATCTGTATTAGAAACAGATGAGGTTCAAAGTTTCAGTGGAGACTATGGAACTATCGTTGGATTTGGTCTTTCTACTACTGGTTTGACCACAAAAGTGATCTTTGATCTCTTCATTCCTACAGATTCGGACTTGAGAGGAACTCACTATGTTTCTTCAGCAAGTACGATCAGTGGAATTAGCACTGGTGACTATTTCGTAGTCAGAGACTCTAATATTGGTCTTGCGGTTACCCACTTTGAAACCAGAAGAACTAACAGCACTAAGATCGGTATTTGCAAGTCTCACTTTGATGGCATATACCAGGTAAATAACTTCCATGTAACATACAAACCTGTTGCTGGAGTTGGTACCGTATCTGTAGTAAGAGTATTCTGCAATGTTGCTGGAATTGGTTCTTCCAGTCTTACAAATATTACGGGAATTGGATCTATTGGACTGGGCGTCACCTCCATTGGTGGAAATATTGATTTTACTCCAGTCGCGATTAGTACCAGTGCCGCAACTTTCGATAGTACTTCGGTTACTTTTGACAGCACATTATATTCCTTCGATAATCAAGGAAATGTATCTTCACTTGATTTTAGTGGTAATGTCTTGGATTCGGCATTCTTCGGAAGATACAGTTGGGGCAAAATTGTTGTTGAAGGAAGAACTTCTACAAACGAATTCAGTGCCTACAACGATAATGGAGTCATCGGAATCAATACTTCTTCTCTGGTCACAAGAGAAAAATACTTGAAATACAAGAACTACATCAATTAATCCTAAATACTTTTAAAATCTTTTGCGATAATGGCAGTACAAGGAATAGGCACAGGATCTAGTCCAAATGATGGTAATGGTGATAGTTTACTAGCGGGTGCTCTAAAAATAAATTCTAATTTTGATGAATTATATACTCTCCTTGGAGATGGGGCTACATTAACTTCTAATGTAGTCAATGAACTTGTTGCGGGAAGCAATGTTTCCCTTTCCGCTACAACGGGAAAAGTTACCATCAGTGCAACTGCATCTGCAAGCGCATTAGATTCCGTTTGGAGAACTACAGACGTAGGAATTAATACAGTTTCTAACGTTGGAATTGGAAGCACTGGTCCTGAGTCTGCATTGACCGTTTCTGGAGACGCTAAAGTTTCTGGTGTTGTCACTGCAACTTCTTTTGTTGGAGATTTGACTGGTGATGTAACTGGTGGCGCTTCGCAAGTATTCATCAGCACAACCACCACTAACTCAGTAACTAATACTTCATGGTTAGTTCCTTTTGTGGATGGATCTGGTGGTTCAAATAAACCACTTTATATTACTGGTGCTGGATGGGGTATAAGATGGTTCAATCCATCAAAAGCACTATTCGTTACCAATTCTACTGATGCTGATCAATCTGCCGATCCTGGAGCAGGAAAAGCAATTATTAGACCCAATGATATAACAATTGGAGCAAATGTCAAGATTGATGGAAGTTCTGGAATCATTACCGCAACTACATTAGAAGGTAATGCTACAGGTCTTACTGGAACTCCAGATTTGAATGTTGGAATTGTAACTGGAGTTAGTTTTGTTGGATCTGGTACTGCCCTGACTGGAGTTTCTGTTGGTAGCACTGATTATATCACTGGTATTGCAATTACCATGGGGGCAGGAACCTTCACTGGTAATGTTTCTATTGGAGGAACCACTTCTATTGAAGGTGGCGTAACTTTAGCAACTAATAATGCAACTGTTTCTGGAACTATTGGAACAACTGGAGAAATTAAACAAATTGGTGGAGTTCCATTTTATTATGATGGATCTGACTGGAGAGAGTTTGTTCTTTCTACAGGTGTTAGCACTACTCAAACTGCGGATACCAGTTGGGACAATGTTATCTTAAGATCCACTTATGATACAAACTTCTTTGATTCTAAATTTGAAGTTCATCCAATTAAAACGGGAGCTGGTGCTACTAACGTATCCAGTCCTGTCAAAATTGGAACAAAATCATATAGAAATAATGGATCTGCTGGTGCTGGTTTATCCTATGCATATAGATCCGAATATGACTTTACTGGTCCATGGACAATAGAATTTTGGATATACTTTGATGCAACACCCGGTCAAAACGTAAGTCTTGTATCACAAATTAGCACAACTGATACCACTAATAACTGGACATTTGGTTTAGTGCCTATTAGTAGTAATCAATATTGGATGTGGTCTAATGAAGCTGGAGGAGAATTAACTTTAGCAGTAACTGCCAATTCTACCTTTGGTACTGATTGGGTCAATGAATGGAATCATGTGGCACTTACTAGAGAATCTAGTGATGGCAGCATACACCTTTACTTAAATGGTGTTGAATCCACACGAACTAGCGGAGTTGTTGGTACTGGTGTTGATAATGACATAACAAGCACAAATGGAGCTGGATTGTACATTGGAGGAATTGAATCGGATACTATAGAAAGTCGCAGTTTTAATAATAGTGCTACCGTAGATGCTTTCTTTGATGATCTTAGAATTTCTACTGTATCAAGATACACTTCGGTAGGAATTAGTACAACCACTACATTTACTCCTTCTACCACTGCTCTTGAGACAACAGGGACACTTACAAGTTCATATACTCCACCCGGAAACAAACGCGGAGTAATTGCCTTAGGAGCAAGTCCAAGTTGGAAAGGAAGTCCCGGTTGCACAGTTTCTCAACAATCTAGTGGAAATTATCGTGTAACTTTTGCAACTCCATATATTAGCAATCTTGATTATTCAGTCCTGTCACAGGCAGCAGATCAAGGATATGCTTCATATGTCGGCATCGCTAGATCAACTGAACACGTAGATATTTCGGTCAACAAACAGAGTGATGATTCTGCTGTTGATACTGGTTATCTGTCCGTTCAGATTACCAATCTGTAATCCCCAATAAATAACTAAAAAATTTGCAAAATGGCTGCAATAATCACTGATCAGATAAGAATTTTAAATGCTGGTAATTTTGTTTCTGGAGTAACAACCGGAACAGATAGTTACTATACCTGGATTGGACTTCCCAATCCAAGTGACTATAAAAGTGATTGGGATGTAAGTCCCCCTTCACCAAAGGATAACTTTGATGAGGAGAATGCATATTGGGATAATATGATTGCTCTGAAAAAAGTTAATGAATCTGATATCAGACAAGTAGTTACTAAGAGATTTTGGTCTTCTGGTACCAAATATGAGATGTATCGTCATGACTATAGCAGAACTAATACTGCTAAAGTTTCTGGTGCATCGAATCTTTATTCGACTCCTTTTTATGTTTTAAACACTGATTATAGGGTTTACATTTGTCTTCAAAATGGAACTAGTCCAGAAAACCCATCAGGAAGACCTTCTCTCGATGAACCAAGATTTACTGATTTAGAACCAAGAGCAGCAGGAAATAGTGGTGATGGTTATATTTGGAAGTATCTTTACACAATCAAACCATCTGAAATTGTAAAATTTGACTCTACAGCATATATGCCAGTTCCTCAAGACTGGGAGACAAATGCAGATGTAGCCCCAGTAAGAGATAATGCTGTTGATGGTTCGATCAAGATCGTAACAATTACCAATAGAGGTGCTGGCGTAGGAACAGCGAACCAAATCTATACTAGAGTTCCTATTAAGGGAGATGGTGCTGGTGCAGAATGCACATTGGTTATTAATAATGACCAGCAAGTAGAATCGGTTACAATTTCCAACCAAGGAAGTGGATACACTTTTGGAAATATTGATTTAGATGCTGGTAATGTTCCAGTTTCGACAACTAAACCACTATTCAACATTATAGTTTCACCTCAAGGTGGACACGGTGCAAATATCTACAGAGAATTGGGAGCAAGCAACGTTCTTCTCTATTCTAGAATTGAGAATGACAATGAAAATCCCGATTTTGTCACAGGAAATCAAATTGCAAGATTAGGTCTTGTAAAGAACCCAAGAGTCTTTAATTCTTCTCAAGTTTTAACATCAGATAAAGCTAGTGCTGTTTATGCTGTTAGACTCACTGGAATTGGATACAGCACAGCTACATTTACAGCGGATTCTTATATTACTCAAACAATTGGAACAGGAGAAACTGCTGCTGGAAGAGTTGTTAGTTACGATCAAGTAACTGGTGTTCTTAAGTATTGGCAAGATAGAACTGTTGCAGGATTTAATACAGTAGGAACTGCACAAAGCAATCCTCAATATGGATATGACATGTTCAGATTTACTGCTTCTCCATCCTCGGGAGGATCTTTAAACATTAACGGAGGATCTACTACTTTATCCATTAGTACAAACTTTACGGGTATTTCGACCGTAATAAATAATAAAACCTATTACTTGGGTCAATCTTTTGTCTCTGGTGTGTCCAATCCAGAAGTTAAAAAATACTCTGGAGACATATTATACGTTGATAATCGACCTGCCATTACAAGGTCGTCTAGTCAAAAAGAAGATATCAAGATCATTTTGCAGTTCTAAAAAGTCATGCCACAAGAAATTAACCTTAACGTATCACCATACTTCGACGATTTTGATTCGGGAAAGGAATATTACAAGGTACTTTTTAAACCAGGTTATCCCGTTCAAGCAAGAGAACTGACAACCCTTCAATCTATTCTTCAGAATCAGATTGAACAATTTGGACAATCTTTTTACAAAGAAGGCGCTAAAGTAATCCCAGGTCATTTTGCATATAATAAGTCTTATTATGCGATAAAAATTGACAATATTTCAAATGGAATTCCTGTAGATGCATATCTCACAGAACTCATTGGACTCAAAATCACAGGTAAAAGTTCTGGAGTAACAGCAACCGTTTCTGGATTTTTATTTTCAGATGAATCGGAAACTTCTAATGCTACTTTATACGTAAATTATCTCGGTTCAAGCACCACTGATAATTCTTCTCAGTTTTTCCGTGATGGAGAAGATCTATTTGCAAGCGACACAATTATTTCTGGATCTCTCGCTACTCCTGTAATTGAACCTGGAGAAACATTTGCAACTACAATTTCCAATGGAGCAAATTGCACTGGTTCTTCCTTTTCAATATCGGAAGGAGTATATTTCATAAGAGGAAGATTTGTTTCTGTTAGAGATGAAACACTTGTTCTTGATCAATATACAAACAATCCTTCTTACAGAGTTGGTCTGTATGTCAATGAAGAGATTGTAAATGCTGATGAAGATGATACATTAAACGATAATTCTCAGGGATTTAATAATTACTCCTCCCCTGGCGCAGATAGACTTAGGATTACTGTATCTCTCTTCAAAAAACCATTAGACGATACAGATGACGCAAATTTCGTAGAATTAGTCACAATTCAAGATGGTGTTTTAAGATCCCAAGAGAAAACAGAACTTTCCAACAGAGTTGGAGATGAAATTTCCAGAAGAATTCACCAAGGAACTGGAGATTATGTTATTGATCAATTTTTAGTATCAGCAAAAGAAACTTTAAATGATCTGCAAGGAAATGGTGGAATCTATGAAGAAGGACAACTCACCGCAAACGGAGGAGTCCCATCACCTGACCTTGCAACATATCAAATTTCCCCAGGTGCAGCAGTAGTTAAGGGATTTGATATAAAGACTATTGCTTCAACCTTTATTGATTTTCCAAAAACAAGAACTACCAAGACTTTAGAGAATCAATCAATAATTTACAATACTGGTTCTACTCTTGTTCTCAATAGAGTATTTGGATCTCCTACCATTGGTGTGGGAAATACTTATGTTTTGAGTTTAAGGAGTGAAAGAGTTGGTCTTGGATCCACTACTCCTGGAGGAAAAGAGATTGGATTAGCAAGAGTATATGACTTTAAATTAGAATCTGGAACATATGAAAGTGAAAATACAAATCTAAACAGATGGGATATTTCCTTATTCGACGTTCAAACTGTAACTGAAATTAATTTAAATGAACCGATTACTCTGTCGGTTCCAACTTTCGTAAAAGGAAATAAGAGTGGTGCTACGGCATTTTTAAACAGTTCTGTTGCTGCTGGAACTGCTCTAACAGTATATCAAACATCTGGAGATTTCCTCGTAAATGAAACCTTCTCCTTCGATGGAATTTCAAATACTAGAGTAGCAACTTCAGTAACCTCATATGGAATGTCAGACGTTAAGTCTGTTTATGGTGTAGTTGGAGCAGCAAATTCTTTCACTGCAGATGTTATACAAACACCTACATCGACAATTGGAATTGCTACTATTAGTGCAATTGACGTACCAACAGGGTTTAGTTCAATTCGTTCATCAAACGAATTTTTCCCAGGAACAATATCAGTCAATAATCTTGTAAGATTTACCGATACATCTGTTCCAGATCCAATTATCGCTAGAGTTGTTAGTGTAGGAACTACTCATGTAGTAATTGCAGGAGTCACTACAGTAACAGGAATTACATCCAGTAAACTTCCAAGTTCTACTCTTCAAGTAACAGATTTAACATATCTCACAACAAAATTGGGGGATTCTTCTGATAATACTCTCTATACCAGACTTGCTAAGAATAACATTTCTAACATTTCTATTGATAAGACCAATATAACAGTTAGAAAAACTTATACTAACCTTGTAATTGATTCTACCAAAAAATTATCAACAGTCGTCGATGCTGGTGAAGATCTTAAGTTCTTGCCTTTTGACGAGGAAAGATACACACTTTTCAGATCTGATGGAACATACGAAGTTCTCACTGCTGATAAATTTGAATTTAGTTCTGATGCGAAGGAACTTCAGATTTATAACTTAAGCGGTGCTAACTCTGGAGCAACTTTAGTAGCTACCCTCACAAAAACAAAAGTAAAGGAAAAGGTAAAGAGAAAAAATAGAGTAGGATCTTTTGTAGTCTCATATTCAAATAATTCTGCTTCTGGCGTAGGAAATACCTCTCTTGATGATGGATTGACATATGGAAATTATCCATATGGAACAAGAGTTCAAGATAAGGAAATTTCGTTGAATGTTGGTGATGTTACCGATGTTCTCGGAGTTTATGAATCATTTGGATCTTCAGATCCATCTGCACCTCAAATGACATTGACAACCATTTCTGGTCCAAGCAGCAAAACCTCTGATTTAATCATCGGAGAAGAGTTTGTCGGACAGACTAGTGGTGCTGTTGGAATGGTTGCAGAAAGAATAGACGATTTGACTATTTCTTTCATAAGTTTGAATGAAGTTGGATTTGCTGAAGGAGAAACTGTAATTTTTGCCGAAACTGATATTCAATCGGTAGTTACAAATTTATCTGCTTCAAGTTCTAATATTTCTGATGAGTATATTTTCAAAAATGGTCAAACTGGCACTATTTTAGGGCATAGTTCTATAGTTAGATCAGAAAAGTATTCTGCTCCAACAAGAAAACTTAAAGTTTACTACACAAACGGGTTCTTTGAGTCTTCCGATGAAGGAGATTTTGTAACAGCAAATTCTTACAAAGAATTTGATTACACTGATGATATTCAGTTTATTGGAAACTCCAGAAATACTGATATTATTGATATTAGACCAAAAGTTTCTGATTATACGGTTTCTGAAGGATCAAGATCTCCTTTAGAATTCCATGGAAGAACATTTGGAGCTACTGGAAACAGTGCTGCAAACGTACTTGCTTCAGATGAAGCGATTACATTAGATTATTCTTACTATCTTGGCAGAATTGATAGAATTTTCTTATCTAAAGATGGAAAATTCCAAGTTAAGTATGGAATTCCTTCAGATAAACCAGAAATGCCTGTAGGTGTTGATGAATCTATTGAAATTTGTCAGGCAAAAATACCTCCGTATCTCTACGATGTAAGAAACGTATCATTTAATTTCTTACAGTATAAGAGATATACTATGAGAGATATCAAGAGACTTGAAGATAGAATTAGAAGTCTTGAATACTATACTACTCTTTCTTTATTGGAAACCGACACCAATAATATGTTCATTTCCGATGATGAGGGACTGAATAGGTTTAAGTCTGGATTCTTTGTAGATAATTTCTCAACATTACAACCACAAGATACTACTAGACAAATTAAAAACTCAATTGACTATAGTGCAAGAGAGGTAAGACCATCTCATTACACTACATCAATCGATCTTCAACCATATCCAACGAAATTGCCTTCTGAGGATTTAAGATTTAAGCAACCTACTGGAATTAACATTAGAAGAGGAGAAGATATTGTAACCCTTGACTACACCGAAGTTGAGTGGTTAAGTCAACCATATGCTACTAAAGCTGAAAGTGTAACTCCATTTATCCTTAACTTCTGGGAAGGAACTATTGCATTAACTCCTTCTTCTGATGTTTGGGTCGATCAAAAGAGAATCGATGCCAAGATTATTGAAGCTCAAGGAAATTATAATGAAGTTTTGGAAAACGCAGTAGAAAATCTTGGAATTGATCCTCAAACTGGTCTTGCTCCAGTTGTTTGGAATTCTTGGGAAACTTTCTGGACAGGAAGACAAGTTATTGGTGGCGAAAGAACTGTAACCAGATCTTTTGGTGGAGCATGGAGAGGAAACTTGGGTGGAGGCAATAGAATTGCTGCATATGGAACAAGAACCACTCAAGTTGTTAGACAACAAATTCAAGAAACCATTGATACTGGATTTAAGACCAGAACAGGCTCACAGCAACAGTTTGTGGAGCAATGGGATAATACCTCTGTTGGTGATAGAGTCGTAAGCAAAGACTTGATCACAAGCATGAGATCAAGAAACATTACCATTGACGGAAAGAGATTCAAACCAAAGACAAGAGTTTATGCTTTCTTTGACGGAGTTGATGTAACTAAGTTTGTTACTCCAAAACTTCTTGAAATTGAAATGCTTTCTGGCGCTTTCCAGACAGGAGAAAATGTTGTTGGAACTGTCAGAGCGACAGGTCTCGGTGAAGATCAAGTCAAGTCTAAACCATATATTAAGTTTAGATTGTGTACTCCAAATCATAGAGAAGGAGAATTCAATGCTCCAACAGTAGTTTATCCGATTAATCCGTATAATGATGAGGCAATGCCTACGACATATTCGGCAACATCGTCTCTTCTCAATGTAGACACATATTCGCTGTCTAATCAAGTTGATGGAGATTATTACGGATTTGCTGAATCTGGAATGATATTAAAAGGAGAAACTAGCGGTGCTCAAGCAGTAATATCAAATACAAGATTGATTAGTGATATTGCTGCAAATGTGCAGGGAAGTTTCTTCATTCCAGATGGAGATGTTATCGGATTCCCTCGTTTTGAAACTGGTTCGAAGACTTTTGAACTCAGTAGTGACAGTGCCAATAACAGAGATTTGGCAACTACTCATGCAGTTGAAACATTCGAATCTTCTGGAACCTTAGAAACTGTTCAGGAAAACATTGTTTCTGTCAGAAATGCTAGAATTGAAACTATTGAGACATCTCAAACAGAAGACGTAAGAAGAACCACAGGAACAGTTGTCGTAGATTCTCAAATTATTGCAGAATCGTCTAGACGAGTCATTATTGGTTATTATGATCCTCTTGCACAAACTTTCTTTGTTGAGGATGAAACTGGAATACACTTATCAAAAGTAGATCTTTACTTTAGAACCAAGGACGATGCAGACATTCCTGTCGGCATTCAACTCAGAACTACTAAACTTGGAACTCCAACTCAAACCATTGTTCCTCTGTCTGAAGTTTACTTGGATCCCGCTAATATCAATGTTTCTAGTGATGGATCAGTTCCAACAACGTTTACATTCCCAGCTCCAGTTTATCTGGACGGTCAAACAGAATACGCTCTTGTTGTAAGATCTGATTCGGCAAAATATAGCGTATTCATCTCTAGAGTTGGTGAAAACGATCTGATCACCCAAGAATTCGTTGCACAGCAACCTTACTTGGGATCTCTATTCAAATCACAAAACGCTGCTGTTTGGGAACCTTCGCAGTGGGAAGATCTCAAATTCAATCTCTACAGAGCTGAATTTGTGGAAAGTGGAACAATTGATTTCTTCAACCCAACTCTTTCTGTTGGAAATGGACAAGTTGCTCCTCTAACTCCAAACCCACTTACTTTAGAGTCTAGAAGAATTAGACTTGGAATAACTTCTGCGGTCCTGGATACCAGTCTAACATTTGGAAATACTATCTCACAGAAGAATTCAAATGCAACTGGTAAGTATGTTGGTGGAGCAGGAATTTGTACTGGTTCACTCCAGGTAATTAATCCAGGTATAGGATACACTCCTTCTGCTGCTGATGGTGGAAGCTTTACTTTCACTGGAGTTGCATTAACATCTATCACCGGAAACGGAATTAACGCAACAGCAGATATTCAAGTATCTGGTGGAATTATTCAAAGTGCAACTATCGTAAATGGTGGAAATGGATATGTTTCTGGTGATGTAGTTGGCGTATCTTCCCTTGGAAACACACCATCAGGTTCTAATCTGAGACTTTCTATTGTTTCTATTGCAAGCACAACTGAACTGATTCTCGAAAATGTACAGGGAGATTTCAAAACTGGAGCAGGTTCAACTATTCAATACCTCAACAATAGTTTAGTCACTGTAGATCTTAATGCTGATAGTGAAGGTGGCGTAGAGGCAAATCTCGTTACAGTCGAAAATACTGGATTATCGTTCAAGGTAAATCACAAAAATCATGGAATGAACTTTGAAGGAAATAAGGTCATTATTTCCGACGCACAATCAGATATAATTCCAACCAAGTTGACATCTCCATATTCTATAGATTCTACTGATCCAATTTCAGTAGAAACAGCATCTAATTTTGGATTGTTTGAGAATGTTGGAGTTGGAACGACCAATAAAGGTTATGTGATTATTGGTGATGAGGTTATTTCTTATACCAGCACATCATCTAATCAAATTGGTGGAGGAATTGTTAGAGCAATTTCAGGAAACAGCAAAAATTATCCTGTAGGAACTCCTGTTTATAAGTATGAACTTGGCGGTGTTTCTCTCAGAAGAATCAATAAACCGCATTATGTATCATCCTCTAACCTTGAGTTTGATTCTTATTACATTGATCTTGATATGTCCACCAATGGTACGGACAGAACTGTAGGAACAAGTCATCCTAAGTTATATCTTGGAGAACAAAAGTCTGCAGGTGGAAGATCAGCAAAAGCAACACAAAACATTGCTTATGAACTTATTTCTCCAATGATTCAAAATTCGACTGTAAGAGGAACTTCTCTGAACGCTCAGATAAGAACAGTTACAGGTCAGAGTATTGATGGATCTGAAAGAACATTTATCGATAAGGGATTTGAAAGTGTATTGCTTAATCAAACAAATTATCTCGATAGTCAGAGACTTATTTGTTCCGAAGCAAATGAAAATGAATTCTTGACAACTCTTCCAAATAACAAATCTTTCAACATGAGAGTTCTTCTTGGAACTACCGATCCAAGAATCAGTCCTGTAATAGATCTGCAAAGATGTAATGCGATTCTGACAACAAATAGAATCAATGCTCCTATAACGGATTATGCTAATGATCCAAGAGTAAATACCATCGACGAAGATCCAAACTCGTTCCAATATCTTTCCAAAGAAAACAGACTTGAGACTCCAGCATCTTCTATTAAGATTATTTTAGATGCTCATGTCAATGTTTTCAGTGATATTCGTGCTTTCTATGCAGTTTCAAATGAAGAAAAGTTTGAACCTGTATTCACTCCTTTCCCAGGATGGAACAATGTGAACGGAATTGGCAATGTTATTGATCCAGCTTTAAATGATGGATCTCCTTATCAGTTTGTAAATAAATCATCATCCTTAGGATTTACTCCAGAGGACCTTGAATATAAGGAATATCAATTTGAAGTAAATAACTTGCCAGACTTTAGATTATACAGAATCAAACTCGTATTGTCTTCAACAAATCAAGCGTATCCGCCAAGATTCAAAAACTTACGAGTAATTGCCCTTGCTTGATAACTATGGATTATATTAAGGTTGAGGGTCACTCAAATTTAAAGAGAGACCCTCAAACAAATGCTATCATCAATGATAATATGAAAGATTATAATGAATACAAGAAGAGGAAACAGATCAAATCCAAAGAGATTGATAAGATACAGAACATGGAAGATGATCTTGATAGAATCAAGGATGATATCAACGATATCAAATCACTATTAAAGGAGTTAATCAATGGATCCAAATGAAATTGAAATAAAAAGTCTCTCAAAGCAGTTTGCATATCAAAAGATTGCAACTGATATAGATAAGTGTGATGATCCTGAGATGCTAAAGGACATTGCAAAGTCTTTTGCAAAATTATACTATAAACAGCAAGAAACGATTTCTGTAATATAGGATCGACCATAAATACTCAAAAAGTGTTGAATAAATGGCACAGCCTACGACTAGAGCAACCCTGATCGAATATTGCAAGAGAAAACTGGGTGCTCCAGTTTTGGAAATCAATGTTGCCGATGAGCAGATTGATGATCTTGTAGATGATGCTATACAATTTTTCCAAGAAAGGCATTTTGATGGCGTCTATCAGACATATTACAAGTACAAAATCACTCAATCAGATATCGATAGAGGTAGAAGTAGAGGTGGGTCCAACACTGCGGTAGGAATCGCAACCACCACTGCATCTACCACTATTGCAGGAGATAGTTCTGCAACTACATTTACTTTTGAGGAAAATAGCAATTATCTGCAAGTTCCTCCAAATATAATTGGCGTAAATAAGATTTTTAAGTTTGATGGTAGTAATACTATCACCAATAACATGTTCAGTATCAAATATCAACTGTTCTTGAATGATATTTACTACTGGGGAAGCACAGAACTTCTTTCGTATTCTATGGTGAAGTCATATCTAGAGGATATTGACTTTTTACTCAATACAGAAAAGCAGATAAGATTTAATAAGAGACAAGACAGACTATATTTGGATATTGATTGGGCAGGCGCTAGTGTAGATGACTATATCGTTATTGACGCATATAGTACATTGAATCCAAATGATTATTCTAAAGTTTGGAACGATTCTTTCCTCAAGTTATATTTGACATCTTTAATTAAAAAGCAGTGGGGACAAAATTTAATCAAATTCCAAGGGGTTAAACTTCCTGGTGGAATAGAATTGAATGGTAGACAAATATATGATGATGCTCAAAAAGAATTGGAAGAGATTATGGAGAGAATGTCCAATACTTATGAACTTCCACCAATGGATATGATCGGATAGTAGTATGCTAAATCCATTTTTTCAACAAGGTTCGAAAACAGAGCAAAGTTTAGTCCAAGACCTCATTAATGAGCAGTTGAGGATGTATGGTGTTGAGGTTCATTATATGCCTCGACAATTTATCACCACAAACACGGTGATTGAAGAGTTAATCGAATCTTCCTTCAAAGAAGCATATCCAATAGAAGCATATCTAGAAAATGTAGATGGATATGCCGATAATTCTGTTATTCTTTCTAAATTTGGAATACAGTCTCAGCAAGAGATAACACTGACTATTTCAAGAGAAAGATATGAACTCTACATAAAACCATTAGCACAACAAAATTCTCAAAATCGTCTTCCAGAGAGACCATCAGAGGGAGATTTGATTTATTTCCCATTGGGCGGAAGATTGTTTGAGATAAAATATGTGGAGCATGAAAAACCATTCCATCAGTTACAATCCACATATGTCTACACTCTAAGATGCGAACTCTTCAGACTCGAAGACGAAGTTATTGATACTGGAATTGATACTATTGATGAAGAACTAGTAGGAAGCACAAGTCTGGACGGAGTAACTCCTCTTGGTGTTTATGGAAGTATGATGACCTTGAATATGGTCGGTGTTGCTTCCACTGCTACTGTATACACTGGTCTCGTTAATGGTGCCATCAGTGCCGTTTATATTAGCAATCGTGGTGGAGGATATTCATATGCTCCTCAAGTTGGATTCTCCTCTTCTCCCGAATATGGTGGAACTGGTATCGGAACAGCGATCATGATTGGTGGAATAGTTGTATGCAATAAAAATGTAGATCCAAAAGATAGATCTGTTCAAGAAATTGGTCTTATCAATCCAGGATTCGGATACACAGTTGCTCCTTTAGTTGCAGTTAAAGGTGACGGAACTGGATTTGCAGCTACGACAGGAATAACTACAACTGGAGCAGTTGGATTTGTAACCATCACTTCTGGAGGAAGTGGTTATACCACAGTGCCGACTGTTACATTCTCCTCTCCTGGAAGTGGAACCACCGCTGCCGCTACCGCTGTAATCAATTCTACTGGAAATGTAGAATCAATTTATCTCACTAATGCTGGTGCTGGATATACAATAGCACCAACAATTACAATTGCGGGGGCAGGATCGACTTCATCTGGAACATTCGAACTTAATGAACTTGTTACTGGTCAAACGTCAGGAACTACAGCAAGAGTTAAGAATTGGAACAAACCAACATCAGTATTGGATGTTTACGCCGTAGATGGATCATTTACATATGGAGAAACTATAGTTGGATCCGCTTCTTCCGCAAGTTACAGATTGAAGAGTGTTAATGAATTCCCAAGAGACGATGGATTTGCTTCTAACTCTGAAATTGAATCGGCTGCAGACGAAATTATCGATTTTACAGAAGGAAATCCATTTGGAGTCCCCTAAACTGTTAAATAGTACTTATTAGACCTTGGCAAAATGTTTGAATACTTTTATAACGAGATTTTTCGAAAGACTATCATTGCTTTCGGAACACTTTTCAATAATATAGAAATCCAAAAAACGGATTCTAATGGTGATGTGAGCAGCGTCATTAAAGTTCCTCTTGCCTATGGTCCAACACAAAAGTTTTTAGCAAGAATTAATCAACAGGGGGATTTGGATAGTCCAGTTGCAATGACATTGCCAAGGATGTCATTTGAATTTACTGGAGTTACTTATGATCCATCCAGAAAAGTAACAACAACACAAAGATTTCTACAAAAAGACTCAGGTGACGGAACTAAGACTAGAAAGGCATATATGCCAGTTCCTTACACAATGCAATTTGAATTGTCTATTATGTCAAAGTTGAATGACGATGCATTGCAGATAGTAGAGCAAATTTTACCATATTTTCAACCACAATTTAATCTGACCGTAGAGTTGGCATCAGATATACAAGAGAAGAAAGATATTCCAATTATTTTGGAAAATATCACTATGATTGATGATTATGAGGGTGACTATACGACAAGAAGAGTTTTAACTTATACGTTACGGTTTAGTGCTAAAACATACTTGTTTGGACCTATTCCAGATGTATCCAAGGATGTCATCAAGAGAGCTACTATTGCTATTGGTGCTGGGGATCCAAGTCAAACGAGAGAACTTACATATACTCAATCTGTAAGAGCAATCAGAAATTACACTGGAAATGTTCTTACATCTTTGTCGGGTGATGTTAAAACCACTGACAGTATGATCACAGTAGATGATGCAACTGGAATTGAAAAGGATACTTATTTGGATATCAACCAAGAGGAAGTATATGTAAGACTTGTAAGTGGAAATAATCTTACAGTGGATAGAGGAGTCGATGGATCGGCAATTAAATCTCACTTGAAAGGAGATAGTGTCAAATCGATTACTGCTGCCGATAATGATTTGGTACAGTTTGGAGATGATTTTGGATTTAGTGGGAGTGTGGTATGAAAATGACTAAGAAATTTGACAAATTAAACGAATCATTTGGAATGGGAGAAGATCCCATAGTTCCAGAGGTAGAAACTACTCCTGTTGAAGTTATTAATGAGGAATCGATTGAAGAATCTGAGAAAACACCAGAGATAAAAAAAGATTATAAGTATACCCGAAATCAATTATATTCCTTAATAGAAAAGGGACAAGATGCTATCAACGGTATCTTAGAGTTGGCAGCAGAAACGGAACAACCGAGAGCATATGAAGTTGCGGCTCAATTGATCAAAAATGTTGCAGATACCACCGACAAGTTAATGGATCTGCAGAAAAAATTGAAAGATGTGGAAGAAGATACAAAACAAAAAGGACCAACAAACGTTACAAATGCTCTATTTGTTGGATCAACCGCAGAGTTGACAAAACTACTAAAGAATAACCAACAGGAAGAGGATACTAAATAATAGTACGAATATAAAAAGGTAAAATGTCCGTTGCCGCAGTAAACATAAGAATTGAAAAGGGCACTGATTTCGAATCGACTTTTACAATTAATTCTTCAGATGGATCTGCTTTCAATCTGGCGAGTTATAGTGCTACAGCAAAGATTAGGAAACATCCTAATGCTGGAACTGCTAAAACCTTTTCGACAACTATTACTGCATCCACGGGTGAAATAAAAATAGAAATGAGTGATACTAATACTTCTGATTTATCATCGGGAAGAAATTATTATGATGTTGTCATTCAACATACCAGCACAGAAAAGAAAACAAAAGTGTTTGAGGGAATGGCATTAGTATCGGACACCGTTTCTATATAAAAAGATGGAATTTAAAGTAACTCTTGCAACTGGTCCAACTTATACCACTCGCCTAAAAGAGGACAACCAATTCAAAGTAACCACACAACTTACACAAACAGAAGTGGCTAACATCTCAGACATAAGCGATATTGACACTACAGGACAACAGGACGGATACGTTCTGATGTATGACTCTGCAACTGGAAAATACAAAGCAGTCGATCCAGACATGGTATTCACCAAAGCTGTTGCTGACGACAGTCTGCCTAGCGAGTTCATCGATCAACTGGATGGAGATCTCGATGATAAGATCGATTTGGATGCTGGTTCATTCTAAGAATATATAAATAACTACAGCTTAAAATATAATAAGGTTAAGACGCGATGCCGGCACCCGTAATTCAATTTAAGAGGGGCATTTTATCGAATCTTCCTGGATTGCAGGTTGGTGAACCGGGTTTTACTACTGATAGTTACGATCTTTATGTCGGTCTATCTTCCGCACTAGCAACGAACAAGTTTGTTGGTTCTCATAGATATTGGACAAAAGATACCGCTACGACAGGAAGCGGAGTAAATTTAGTAGAAGGTACCGATAATGGTACCAATTACATAACCCTAAAGTCCCCAGATTCTCTAGCAGGGAACGTAGTTTATGTATTGCCTGGTACACAAGGCGATGCATCAACAGTTTTAACGAACGATGGAGCAGGAAATTTAACCTGGGCTTCTTCTTCGGTAGATTTTTCCTCAATCACTACATTTACTTCAACCCAAGAAGTAACTTTAGGAGATCCAGATACAGGTGCTCTTCAAGTTGATGGTGGTCTTGGAGTTAACAAAAGTGTTACCGTTGGTTCTGCCATCAGTGTTTCTGGAGAGGCACTTTTCGCAGGTATCACCACATTTGTTAGTGCTGTAGAAATATCCAGCAGTGTAGAAGTTGGATCAGCGGTAACAATTGCCGATTACGGGGTACATGCAACTGGAGTTGTAACTGCAACTTCTTTTGAGGGTGCAGGTGGCGAATTGACTTTAGGAAGTCCTACAGACGGAAGTCTTACTGACGGAGCACTTACACACTTTACTGGAAGTACTAAGATTGTCAACAGTATTGATGATCTGAATGAACTTGCATTAAACATCATTAAAAACACCGCTGTTACTAATGTTGATTTTAGTGGTGTAAGCACAACTGGAGGATCTCCTCTAACTCCTACATTAACAATCACCAGTTCTGGAAATGCCAATCGATATGATATTGATTGGGGTGATGGCGATGTAACATATGACACATCAGACTCAACACCATCACACACTTATACTGAACCAGCCGGCGGAACTTTCAATATTACTGTTACCGCAAAAAACTCTTCTGGTACTGGTGCTGGAAGTTCTCAATCATCAACAAAATCTAATTTTGTTTTAGTTTACACTGGTGACCCATCTGTTTCCTTTGCTCTTTACAGAGCGTCTAGTGGAGGAAGTGCTCTTTCTGGAAACGATCTGTATGTTGTAGAGGGTCAATCACTCTACTTGGATAATAACACTACGAATGCAACTCAGGTTGGTTCTGGTGCAACATATACAGTCAACTGGGGCGATGGTTCTGATGTCAGTTTCGTCGCAAGTAACACTGTTGGTGGCGGCGCTAGCACTAGTGCAGATAGATTGCAGCATACATGGGCGCAAGGAACTAATAGTGGAACAGGTAGAGATACTTTAACACTTACTTTAAACACTCATGCGACCGCTGATCCCGCAGTAATTCCTGCTAGCGGAACAGTAACTCTCAAAGTTTATGATGATGCTCCTACTGCTCCAGATGGTTTAAGCAGCAAAACTCTTTCCAACGTTTCTAGTACTGGAACAAGTCCTAAACTCGCTCATGGATTTACAGACAATACTGGAGGATCGACTATTGCTGCAGGAGACGATGTAAATCGTGTAACTACTGGAACTGCGGTTGCAGGTCCAATTACTTCTTTCGCATACAACGGCGATTCTGGAACCCTAACGGCAAATGTCAACGGTTCTGGAGATGGAAATGTAACACTTGCAAGTGGAGATCAGAGTGGAACTTACACAAGTCTGGTAGTTGATTCAGAAAGCGACTATCAACTCCTTGATTCTGGAGGTTCATCAACTTCTTTCGCGAACAGCATTTACTATCCTGGTCTTTATAAAGGATTCAAAGCTAGAGTTTCTAAAGCGGTCTCTGGTTTAAGTGTTGGTGCTAACAGTATGCAACTATCGCATAGTGCAACTGGAAACACAAATACGGTAGAGTTTGTTAAAGACGATCTCACAGCAAATCCAACTACTAATGTCGGTAGTGCTACATTAACCCAAAATACTGCAGGAACATTCAGATATGTTTCTGGTATTCCATATTATAATTCTGGTTCACCAAATCTAACCCTTGCTGGTGTAACTATCGATGACTTGGTTGGTCAAACTTATACAAACCAATCCAACATCGTAGAGGTCGATAGCGGAACAAATCAAGAATCCACTTCTAGTTCTGCAATCACCAGTTCTGATTTCACTTATGCCAATATTGATGGTTCCACAACAATGTTGGATAGTGGAACTCCAAAGGCGAACACTGGAACTTCATCTGCATACGCTATTGGAAGTTTAACAATTCCAATCACAAGCAGCAGTGTACGGACAGTCGATCGGATCAAAGTTCGTGCAAGAAACGTAAATGGAGTTGGTAATTACTCCAGTGATATTGGAACAAACATTCAAGTTCATACTGCAGCACAATCGGGAATTTCCGAAATCGCTATTGCTGCTGCTGATGCTCTTGGTGCAACTTACGATGACGATGGCGTGAGAATCTTTGATTTCTCTGGAGAGACAACAAACACTCCAGGATTTACAACCACAACAAATTACTACACAAATAACGCTTACTCTGAATCAGCTGATCCAGGAATTTCCACTTCAACTGAGGCAGTTTTGAGACTCGGTACCATCAAACATGATGAGACAGATTATTCTTCAGGTTATCTGCCTGTAGGACCAGATCTTTCTTCTAGATCGGGAACTCAATACTTCACCTTTGCATTCAGAAGAACGAACGTTGCTAGTTTTGATATCAACATAACATCGGCGGGAATCACTGGTCTCTTCATTGCAGCACCAGGCACGAACATCGATGCTACTAGTGGATTGAACGGTTGGTTGAGAGCAGATACCACTTACGCTGGAGCAGGTACACCTGGATCTGGCACTGGAGGTAATGGAAGTGATGGTTGTGCTTTCACTAGCGGGGATCGAATACAAGCGTCAACTGCTCTAAGTGGTGGATACACAATGACTCTCGGTGAAGAGAATATGAGTAATGCTCAAGATAATGTAGTTCTTGTCCGAATTGCATTGGCGTCTGGGCAATCAGTCACAGCACTTAGCATAGGGGAGGCTTCTTGAGATGGCAATATCTGACGCACAAAAGGTAGACTATCTCTGGAAGAAACTGGGATATGGTCGCGCCAAAACCGACACAAACGCAAACAAGAAAGCACCTAACGAATCTATCGCTAGTCCGCTTTTAATTAGAGGAGAGAATATTTGGGCACAGTCTGGATCTGTTCCAACTACTATACCTGGAAGTAGCACCAGTATAGTTACTGTATATCCTACAACTGCTCCTATTGAAACTACTGTAGATGCTACATCTGCTTCAAATAGAACCTGGAAAACTGGACAAATTGATTGGATTCCTCCTGAAATTGGAGCGACATACTTAGTTAAGGTATACGTCCATACTTCTAGCGATGCTTCTAACGCTGCTGCAAGTGGAACACAACTATTTGCAACTGGTTCTGGAAACAATGATGAATGGTTCTTTGATTACCAGGCAGGTACACTTCACTTTATTGGAACTAATCTCCCCGATGGAGTAAGTTTCACAGGAAAGAGTGTTTATATTAGTGGAGCAAGATACGCTGGCACTAAGGGAGTTGTTTCTTCGGGTGGAGATTCCAACTTCGCAAATGTCAATGTCAGTGGACTGGGAACAGTCACAAACTTGGTTGGCACCACTGCAAACATCTCTGGTGTTGTAACTGCAACAGCTTTCCATACTGGAGCAGAAGGATCTGCTATTAGAGTCACTAGTGACACCATCAGTGGTCCATCTGAGATTGTTTTAGATCCAGCTGGAGTTGGTGATGACACAGGTGCCGTTAGAGTTAAAGGTGATCTGTTTGTAGATGGCACACAATTTATTGTCAATTCTACTGCAATCGAACTTGCAGACTTTAATGTTGGTATTGCAACAACAGTAGGTTCTGCAGAGACTCTAGATGGTGCTGGTATTGGAATTGGTTCCGCAAATATTCGTAAGACATTTGTATATGACTTTAGCAGTGACAGTCTCAAATCTAGTGAGAATCTAGATTTAGCATCTGGAAAAGTCTACAAAATAAATGAAACTGAGGTATTAAGTTCTAGGCAACTTAGTATTGCAGACATAAATGCCACTGGAGTGTCTACTTTTGCTAATGCAGAAGTAACTGGCATTGCTACCATTGCTACTTTAGAAACTGTAACTGGCACGATCACAAATCTGACCAGTACAAGTTTAGAAACTACTAATTCAAAAGTAACTGGTATTGCTACCATTGCTACTGGAACAGTAACAAATCTGACCAGTACAAGTTTAGAAACTACTAATGCCAAAATAACTGGTATTACTACTGTTTCTAATACTACTGAGAATACCTTAGGTGATTCAAATACAGGTGCGTTACTGATTGATGGTGGCGTAGGAATTGATAAGAATTTAACGATTGGTGGAAATCTAAACGTACAAGGATATTCTGAGTTTGTTGGTGTTGCCACATTCAGGGGTGGAACAATCAATCTTGGTGATGCTGATACAGATGATATTAATGTTGCAGGTGAATTTGTATCCAGTTTAATTCCAAATACAACAGACGAGTATGATTTAGGAAGTGGAAAAGCCTGGAGAAACTTAAATATTTCTGGTGTTGGTACAGTTGCGGGATCACTTTACGTTTCTGGACTTGAAGTTACTGGTGGTGCTTCTATTGGCGCTGATATCAGAACAAGAAACCTGAATGTATCTGGAATCACAACCATAGGTGATTCAATTGCAGATACAGTCACCATTGCAGGTGATACTGATTTCACTGGTTCTGTAGATGCAGTAAATATTAAATCAACTGGAATTGTAACCGCCACTACTTTTGATGGTGGTTTAGCACTTTCAAATGTCACTGGTCTCGGTGCGAATGTTTCTACATTCTTAGCAACTCCTTCTTCTGCCAACTTAGCAGGAGCAGTAACAGATGAGACTGGTACTGGTGCTCTTGTATTTGCAAACACTCCAACATTAGTAACACCTGTTCTTGGAGACGCAACCGCAAGTCAAATTGTTGTTGGTTCTGCAGTAACGATTGCTAATTATGGCATTCATGCAACTGGAGTAATCACAGCAACTAGTTTCTCTGGAGATGGTTCAGGTTTAACTGGTGTTGCTTCAACCGACAACATTCAAACTGCTACACCTGCAAGATTCTTAGATAACGTAAGTGTCTCGGGAATAGCAACAGTAACTACAAAACTGAATGTTGGAACAGCGGTAACCATTGCTGATTATGGTGCTCATATTACTGGTGTTGTAACTGCAACTACCTTTGTTGGTGATTTAACTGGTAACGCTGATACTGCAACATCCGCGACAAGTGCGACAACTGCGACAACTGCAACGAACGTAACGGTTGCTGATGAATCTTCGGATACTACTTGTTTCCCATTATTCGTAACAGACGCAACAGGAAATCTTGCTCCTAAATCGGGAACAAACCTGACATTCAAGGCTGACAGTGGAGAGTTGACAGCATCATCCGTAGTAGTCGGATCTGCTGTAAGTGCTGCGAGCGTAAAAACACCAACGATCGCTCACAGTAACGGCACTACTGCTGCTACGGTTGATTCAAGTGGTAATTTCGTTGCTGCTCAGAACCTAACTGTCACAGGAAATCTGTTTGTAAATGGTTCTACTACTCAAGTAAATTCTTCTTCGATGACTGTCGAAGACAGAACAATTGAGTTGGGTCAGGTAGATGGTTCTGCTCCTTCATCCGCAACAACTTGGGATCTTGGCGTTCTCTTCAATTATAATTCCTCAGGCGCTAAGAAGTCTGGTGTTATTTGGGAACATGGTGATGCAAGATTCAAGTTCGGATCGCAAGTAACCGATGGTGGAGGAACTGATAATGATAGTCCACAAGTTACCGTCTCTAATTATGCTGCGATTGAGGTAGGTTCTATTTGGATTAATGATTGTGCAGGACAATCTCAATTGGTTGATTGTTCTGGAGGAGTAAGGACACTTCAAAATATAACCATCGATGGTGGTTCGTTCTAGAAAGATAAAACATAATTTCTAAATAGGGGAAGGTTATCCTTCCCCCTTTTTTATGTCTGAAGAAGAATATAAGTCTGTTATTGCAACATATCAGCAAAAAGCATTTGAACTTTTTAATGCCAATATTGTATTAGAATCACAAATACAAGCACAAAAATCTACTATTACTGCATTAAAGACTGAAATAGAGCACATGTCTTTTGAATTGCAAACACTTAGGGATTTGAGAGAGAAGGGAGAACAGCAAACGAAAACAACAAGTAGGTCCAGAAAAACAACATAGTTGAATTATCCTAAATAAAATATACCGATAAATATCGGTTTTTTTACGGTAAATACCACACCAAATTGAATGGCCGATCCGAATATTAGGATAAAACGGTCTGCCATACCGGGCAAACAGCCTACGGCGGATCAGCTCCCCCTGGGAGAACTAGCTTTAAATACTAATGATGGAAAACTCTATGCCTCTAAAAATGCAGGCATAGGCACAACAGTTTTCGCTGTAAATGCATGGTCGGTCGGAACAGGAACCGACGCATACAATGCATATTTTACTGCTGGAAATGTTGGTGTTGGTAACACAATCCCCACATCTAAATTAGATGTAGAGGGTGACATCAACGTTTCTGGTGTAATAACTGCTAGTCAATTTATTGGTGGTGGTGTTGGTGTTGGAATTCAGTCTGGGGGCACGGTCCTTGGATATGGAATCACAACACTCAATTTTATTGGTGCTGGAAATACTTTCTCTGTTAGCGGAACTACCGTCGATATCAGCATAGCTGGTGGTGGTGGAGGAGGAACTGGAATCAGTTCCGTGATCATACAGAAAGATGGAACAAACATAGGTGCTGGTTCTAGTACCATAAATTTTACTGGAACTGGTATTCAAACTGTTACATCATCGCCTAGCGGAATTACCACTGTTAGGGTTGAATTACAGGGCAATCTTGATGGAGGATTGCCTGACTCAAATTACGGCGGTATCGAGGCTATTGAAGGGGGAGAAATTTAAATGGCAACACGAATTCAGATAAGAAGAGGTAATGCCTCTGCATGGACTTCTGCTAATCCCATTCTCGCTGAAGGTGAACTTGGCGTAGAACTAGACACTCAGAGATTTAAAATTGGTATTGGTACCACCAGTTGGAGTGGTCTAAACTATGCGACTGGTATTCAGGGAACCACTGGTGCTCAAGGATCTCAAGGAACAACAGGTATCCAAGGAGATACTGGTATCCAAGGTGTCACTGGTAGAGGTCTGAATATTGTAGGAAACGTTGCTACGGTTGGTGATCTTCCAAATCCCTATGGCGGATCCACTGGAGACGCTTATGTTGTAACTGGAACAGGCGATCTTCACGTTTATAATGGATCTAGTTTCGATAACGTTGGTCAAATCGTTGGTCCTCAAGGAACCACTGGAACTCAAGGTACAAGTGGAGTCAGTGGTACTCAAGGAACTACTGGTGCTCAGGGCACAACAGGAACTCAAGGTTTAACTGGTACCCAAGGAACTTTTGGTACTCAAGGAATCGCTGGTGCTTTTGCTGCACAGGGTATCCAAGGAACTCAAGGTATCCAGGGTAGAGAACCTGATGTAGCACAAACAGAAAAAAATACAATTACTTTTTCTGCTACTGAAGGTCAAGTATCTTTTGGAGCAACATACGTTCCAGAAGCGATTGATGTTTATCTGAACGGCGTTAGATTATCAGAATCGGAGTTTGTAGGAACAAGTGGAACTAATATTGTTCTTAATGATGCCGCTAATGTAGGCGACGTTTTAGATCTGGTCAAATTTGACTTTGGTAATGCTTTTAGAGGTATTCAGGGCGTACAAGGTCTTCAAGGATTACAAGGAGTTCAGGGTCTTCAAGGACCACAGGGAACGACTGGTATCCAGGGTGATCTTGGCATCCAAGGAACTACTGGTGCTCAGGGAACTCAAGGAATCCAAGGAACGACTGGAATCCAAGGTTTAACTGGTATTCAAGGAACTAGAGGACTTCAAGGTCTTCAGGGAACTACTGGTACTCAGGGTCTTGATGGTGCTTTCGCTGCACAAGGTATCCAAGGTCTTCAGGGTATTCAAGGTTTAACTCCCGATGTTGCCCAAACAAGTAAAACAACAATTACATTTTCCGCAAATGAAGGTCAGACTTCTTTTGCAGGAACTTATGTTGCTGGTGCAATAGACGTATTCTTAAACGGTGTCAGATTATCTGAATCAGAATACGTAGGAACAAGTGCGACTAACATTGTCTTAAATGATGCCGCCAATGCTGGAGACGTACTTGATCTCGTCAAGTTTGACTTTGGTAATGCTCTGAGAGGTTTACAAGGTATTCAAGGAACAACTGGTATTCAGGGTGATCTTGGTATCCAAGGTATTCAGGGTCTTAATGGAGAATATGCAGCACAGGGTATTCAAGGTCCACAAGGAACTTTAGGTGTTCAAGGAACAAGTGGTCGTGGTGTTACTATTCTTGGTAGTGTTGCTACTGATGATGATCTTCCAGGATATCCATCTTCTTACACTGGAAATGTTGGTGATGGATACATCACCTTAGATACAGGTCACTTATGGACTTGGAACGGTAGTTCTTGGGATGATGTTGGAAACATTACGGGTCCACAAGGAACCACAGGAACACAAGGAACTCAGGGTCTCCAAGGAACCACTGGTATTCAGGGTCAAACAGGTATCCAGGGTAACTTGGGTATCCAAGGTATTCAAGGAGAGGCATTACAGGGCGTCCAGGGAACCACTGGTATCCAAGGTAATCTTGGTCTCCAAGGTGCTACTGGTGCTGGTGTGCAGGGCACCACAGGCACTCAGGGATCAACAGGAACTCAGGGAACCACAGGTACTCAGGGTCTTAATGGTGCTTTTGCTGCACAAGGTATCCAAGGTCTCCAAGGTATTCAGGGATTAACACCTGATGTTGCTCAAACAAGTAAATCAACTATCACATTCTCCGCGAATGAAGGTCAAACTTCTTTTGCTGGAACATATGTGGCAGGAGCTATTGATGTCTATCTGAATGGAGTTAGATTATCTGACTCTGAATATGTCGGAACAAGTG